GGGTGCCATCACTCAGAAGGTACGTGAACAGTTTACCGTGTTGACAAAAAAAGCCACCTCGCAATTTCTGAACGACCAAATCAATGATCGGTTGAAGTCAGCTATGAGCGGGGTCACCGTGCCTACCGTCGCTGAGCAACTGATAGAGTCCAATACAAGTCCCGATAAAGATGCTCCAGTAGAGGATCGAATAGTTACTACGGTGGAAGAGATGGAAGGTTTTCACATCGTTAAGTCCATCATACGCACTGTGGTGGACGCTAAGCGGATTAACCATCGCGATACCCAAAGCTATTTTGGTATTCTCTTGGATGACAACAACAGGAAACCTATTACACGGTTACATTTCAATCGCGCCCAAAAGTACATTGGTATATTTGAGAAAGACAAGGGTGAAACTAGGCATCCGATTGCTACTCTCGATGATATCTACAGTTTTAGTGAGATGCTAAAAGAAACTGCCTTGCAGTACGAGGTGATTTGAATTTCAATTTTATTGAAAATTAGCAGTACGTCGAAGGCGACAACTTTTTTGGAGCACTGTTTTTAGTGTTCCAATAACGCGCCCTATGTTCAATCGGCCCCCACAGCAAAGCCCACCCCGGTGGGCTTTTTTGCGACTGATGGACGCCAGAAGTGCAGGGACTGGTCTACCATTATTCCCGCGTATGGTTTTCTGCCGACCGCATTCCAGGAGGTCCCCCGTGTCGTTACCCATCACCGCCCGGCAAATGAACGCCTTGAGGGCACTGCAGGACACGGCCCCCGAACTGGCCGAACTGGCGTCCTCGATCGCGTTGGCCTTTGAAGCCTCGGCCGTCGAGAACCCGCACATGGCCCGACTGATCATTGAGTCCACCTGCCACCGCATCCTGGCGCGTCAGCCCGGCAGTCACGAAGTCATGATTCAGCACCTGGAAACCTTTGGTGAGTTGAACTGCCTGTCACCCGAGCAGGTGACCGAGTTCACGAATCGCCTCCGGGCGTTGGCTTGATCATGCCCCACGGAATTCAGGAAGACGCGCTGCGCATCATGCTCGAGGGCGGTGCCGTGCGTGACGTGCTGGTCAGTCGTCAAAACGAAAAGTGGACGTTGGCCATCCGCCTGGGCGGCGCAGGGAGTCGCTGGCTGCCCATCCGTTCGCGTCGCGAAGCGCTGCGCACCTGGGCCAGCTTGACGGCGGTAGGGCGGTTTGCCGAAAGCCTTGGCGTCAAAGCGTTTCAGGTCGAAGTCTGACGTCAGGGCTACGTTCGCGAAGCATTGACCATGGGCACGCTGAGGTCGTAGACGTCCATCATGGCCCCGTCCCGGTGGCCGCTGGCCTCTTGCTTGTCTGCCCGCGTGCCGGCCGTGTCGGTGATGCCCCTGCGCTTGAGGTCATGCAGGCCAAACCGCTGCTCGGCCGTGAGCGTGCCGTCCTCGATGGCCGAGGTGATGAACCGCTGCCAGGCGGTGTCCAGGCTGGATTTGCGCAGGGGGCCGCCGTGGCTGGCCACGATGAGGTAGCGCCGATCGGGACGCATCGGCACCACGGTGGATTTGCTGGCCCACACCTTCGCCCGATAGGCTTTTGCCCCGTCCCAGGCGGCGCGCAGACGCGGCGTCCAGCGCACAATATTGTCCCGGCTGCCTTTGCGCCGGTTGGTCATGACCCCGTCGACCAGCTCGTGCGCGTCGGTCAGGGTGATGGTCTCAATGCCCCGCAAGCGACAGAGGTAACCGATCTCCATCACGTAGCTCAGGTACTCCGGACAGCCGCCTTTCTCGTTCCTGGCCAGACGACCGAACGCCTGAGCGCGGTCGACCAGCGCGTCCATGACCCGATGCTCCGGCAAGCGCCGGCGTTTGCGCTCCACCGGCGCTTCAATGCCTTGTGCAGGGTTGCTGTCGAGGTAGCCCCGGTTGCGGCCCCACTGCAGCACTCGACGCAGGTAGCGCAGGACATGCGCCGCCTTGGACGGTGTGCCCTCGTCGGCCAGGCGATCAACGATACGCTGGATCAATGCCGCCGTGAATTTCCTGACCAGCAGATCCCCCAGCGGTTTGCCCAGCCGGGTCGGTATGCCCAGCAGCACGTCCCGCGAATAACAGTAGTCATCGTGCGTCTTGAGGCTGAGTTTCTGGTAACGATCGCTCTGGTGGAACTGGGCGCAGACGTAACGGAGCGTGCCCTGATCGACCCCCGACGTCTGCTCCATGATCTGGTGCAGCTCCGCCAGGGTCACGTCAGCCGGCGCGACATTGCGCCGGCGCTGTTTGCCGGTCTCGTCGTAATGCAGCGTGTACCAGACGCCGGCGTTGCGGTGATCAAAATAGATGGCCGCTGGGAGAGCGGCCTGGTCGATGTGGGGGGGGATGTGCGGATTGTGCTTCCGCTTACGCGCTTTCCTCATAGGATGTTGGTGTCATAGCGCTCTGAGGTTACGGACTCCATGCCCGCAGCGTGGTGAATGAGATCCAGCGTCGTCCAGGGGCCTGTTCGGCCTCGGAACATGCGGATACCCTGGGTGATCAGCGAGCGTTCGACGTCGGAGCGGCGCTGATAGCCGGTGATGCGCTGCAGGTCCTCAAAGGTGAGGACGTTGCTGGTTGGGGAATTCATGTTTGCTCTCTGCGGGAAGCAGCAACCAGGGGAGTGTAACGCTTCGCCCTGGTGCTAAAAGCCAGAACCTGGCGGCTCAATTACTGGAGGAGGGGGTCGCGAGAATCTGTGCCAGGACGTGCTCGTCGCTGGCGGTCAAATCACCTTGGACCTGCGCCTGACTGGCTAGGCTCTCCAGTCGACCGCGTGCATCCGGCGTCTTGTGTACCAGATAGCCGATCAGTGCAGTGCCGATCATGGCGATTGTCAGCAGGTCTCGGGGTGGTGTGCTAGCCTTTGTGTCTCTGCTACTCAGGTGTTCCGTTTGCATAGCCGTGCTCCTAGTTGTGGTGGGTACTGGGGAGCTGCAACTCCCCAGTACCGCTTGCTTAACAATCATCGGCATTTACTTAATGCAGTGAAAATCACCGTCGCGCTTGAACAACAGGTCGACGTCCTCTACTCGGTAGCATCCGCCTACACCGCCTTTAACGATGTAACCCGATGGATCAGGCTCAAACCTCACCGGGAAGGGATAGTCTTTTCCAGGCTGCATCCAGCCGATCTGCGAGGCGTACTTGCTTGAGGCTTTAATTTCCGCGTAAAGCTGTTGGCCTAATACACGCGCTGGATTTGGTGTAAGTCCTTCTAGGTATGCTTCAAACACCAGTTGAACTGTTTTATTAACGAAGCGTTCACCGTCGTGACCCATCTGCTTTGGATCGATTTTGTGAAACATCAGGTCCGTAAAGGTTTTGACGTTCAGTTGCTGCTCAAGGCGTTGCTTCTCTTCACTCATGGCGTGGCTCCTTCCTAAGTGATCAGTAAATGTCGGCGCGCTTGGCGACATGGATAACGACGTCTGCAAACTCGCCGCTCCGATCAGTTTTCATTTTCCAATGCTTGATCGCGTCGATCTGCTCTTGCGTACAGTCATCAATCAGTACTGTCAGGCATCGGCCTAGCTGCTGAGCGATCGTTTTTATAAGACCCTGAGTCGTCGTGGCTGGACCGCTTATAACCACGGGCTGATAACCCTTCTGCTCAAGCCGCGTCTGCATCGCACGCAGTTTTTGGGTTTTGCCAGAGGCCATCGGGCCAGTAATCACTTCAATGCGCATGTGTGTTCCTCTCGTGGTAATGATCAAGCGGCCTGGAAGATCCAGCACCGGACGGTTTTAGGTTTATCGGCGGCGTCGATGTCCCACGACGAACAGACGTTGCGGTTCGTCTCGATGAATTTCGGGCACTTGCTGGTTTTCAGATGGCGCTTGAGCTCGACCAGGTCCGGGACTTTCTGCCGTCTGTTCGCGGCCGCCTCGGCAAAGTCGTTCAGGTTGACGGCGATCAGCCCCTCATTGCGGGAATGATTCAGTGCGCCGGCATGACTGTTGAGGTATTCGTAAAGCTCCCAAAACTCAACGACCATCGGGTGATCGGCATTGATGGCCAGCTGTCGCTCTTTGGCCATGCTTTGCACCTCGGCATGGGCGGCATCTACCTGGTGCTGCTGCAGCGGGACGACATGCACCAGTGCGTCGACCAGTGCGTGCAGTTGGGCGTGGTTCTTGGCGATACGCACCGTGCGGATCTCGGGCAGCTGCAGCAGCCGCTGTTCGTAGATCGGCACACCCGCTTTCACGGTTTGCATCACTTGCGCTTCCCGGGTTGTCGCCATCAACAGAAAGCCGCTCACCTTGTCGACGGGCATCTGCTCGAGCTCTTCCACAAGCAGTTTGGTTTTGGCGGTCTGGCCGTCCTTGGTCATGCCAACGTGGGCGATCCGCTGCAGGATGGGTTCCGAAGCGTTGACGGCATGGTTCTGCGCAAATACAAAAGCACCGCGGAAAGGTGGTTCTCGCGTGTCGTTGCCGTTGTTCTTGACGCCCGTCGAGCGGACGCTACGACCGTTGTAAGCGGTTTTCAGCTCGTCCCAGTCGTACTGTTTTGTCGCGCTACCGTCGGTCTTTTCCCGTTCGGACTCGATCAGCACGACGGGAAGGTTGCCGACTTGGGCGAAGTTACGGGCGCGGGCGACGGGCGTGCCTTTGGACGGGTCGAAGCCTTCGTAGTCGAGACGACCGAGCAGCTTCCACAGAAACTCGATCAGCGTGGACTTACCCGCACCAGCTTCACCAACCACCTCCAGAAATAGGTAGCTCTTCTGGTGCTGTCGGATCTGCTCCGCGAACAGTGCCCCCAGCCAGTACGCCAGAACGACGATGCCCTTGGCCCCAAAGCACTGCCACAGAATGTCGAGCCAGCGCGTGGTGAACTTGTTCAGGTCGGTGTTGATGTTCAGCGTGACGGACTGGCTGAGCGTTTTAATGCTCAGTTTCTCCATGTCGAAAAAGTCTTCCTCGTTCAGTTCGTAGACCTTGCCGTCACGCACAGCCACGTCGCCGTAAACGTAGGCACCGTGTTCGCGGGTGTAGCCGGTGAAGTCGATGGTCTGCACCGTCTTGAGCGCGTTTGTCTGCTCTTCAATGAACGCGTCCAGTTGCTGCGTGCTGCCGGTGAACATCCCGCCGGGTGCAATCCCGAGCAGTCGTTTCTTGAACTCGGCGGATGAGGCGATCTGCGAACTGGTAAAGGTGTTCTTGATGGGCGCGGCGTCGTGGGCAAACGTGATCCTGAAGTAATACCAGGACTCGTCGGTCAGCTTGTTCTCCTGGTAGTAAAGTGCCTTGGGGTTGCAGGTTGCGATCCGCTGAATCGCGCCGCACTGCTGCATAGCCTTTGCCCGACGCTGCTTGTCGTTCAGCAGTTGATCGTCCTGGTGCTCGCTGTCCTCAAGGTCCTGCATCGCCCGGTTGAATTTCTCCAGATCGAGCTTGAACCAGTAGAGGCGGTTGCCGAACTCCAAGTGGAATTCGCTACGGCGCTTCCAGTCGAAAAGCACCAATGCTTTTTCCGTGGCGTTGTCGGCGATCAGCAGGGCGCCGTGATGTCTGGCAACCGTCAGATCCTTCTGGATCTGCTCTGCCTTCTTGTCATCCTCATCGATGGCCCACCAGCGTTGGTGCAGGTCGTTCCAGTCGACTTTGCGGCCGTCACGTTGGGGGATCTGAGCCGCTTCACAAACAAAGCCCAGTTCACGCGCCTGACGAACCCAGCGCTTGGTGTAAGCGTGTGCGCCGGGCTCGTTGTCCAATGCCCACACCAGCTTCGGCAGTTTCCCATCACGCTCTTTGGCCAAGCGCTTCAACGACTCATCGGGGAACGCATTGGAAGACATTGCGGATACGGCGGCCACGCCGTTATGCACCAGTGCGATGGCGTCGAAGATCCCTTCGACAATCCAGAGCTCTTTGACGTCCAGCAGCTCGACGCAGGGCGGACACCACCAGACACCCTTGTAGCTTTCACCTGGTTTGAACCGCGCCTTCATCTTGCCGAACCGGGCAGGGCGATCTATCAGCCGTTCCCAATAGCCGCCTTTCTCCAGCGCAAAACGCACTGTGGCGCTACCGGCGTCATGGTGTGAAGAAAAATAGGTTTCCTGCGTGAACCAGCCGGCGATAAGCGATATGTCAAAGCTGCGTGCAAACTCCATGTAGGCCCTTGCGGTCGCAGTAGGCGCATTCTCGGTAGCCGGTGCGCGTTTGCTCCAGTCTTCGAACAGGTCGTCGTAAAGCTCTTTTACGTGCAGGGTATGGCCACACTTTTCCTGCCTGCCGCAGATCAGCTGCCACGGGCTGTCAAAGCGCGTGTAAAGCTCCTTCTTCTTGCACTTCGGGCAAGTGCCGCCGCGCATGTATTTGGTCGGGGCGCGATGCTTCAATCCGAAGTCGGACTGGATGCGGTGCAGTACGTCGTGACGCAGGTCGTCTCTCATTAATCTTTCACTGCTTTGAGGCTTTGGCTCAGGGCTGCCATAAGGCGTACTTGTGCTGCCATTACCGGGACACGGGCGAGAATTGCGCCATGACGTTGGCCGTCCGCAACGAAGCGGTATTGATCGTCATACCAGTATTCGTTGAGCCTCAAGCGGTACTGTTCACGCAGGGATTCCAGCAGTGCTTTTGCCTGGGCTTTCGGCAATTGGGTGGTGACGATCACGGCGTTGGCCATCGTTAAACCTCGAATTCGGGCGCAGCTCACCCATACCCACGGCTGTGGGGCAGGCAATAACTAGGGTGGTTTTAGGTAGCGGGGGAGATAGGTTTGCCGTGACCGGCAGCAATCAGGTGTTCATAGATCAAGTGAACAGGCACTGACCAGGCGAGTCCCCGAACAGGGTCGCTGATCACAACCGACATTTCTGCACTTGCCTGCAGATCTATGCGCTGGCGACCGATGACCGCCAATACGTTGCTGTATGCCTGATGCACCAGGTGATTCGCGAGTGGCTCTTTGACTTCGAGGCTTTCCACCAGATGGTCGATTGCTCGCCCAAGCAACTGACCGAGATCGCCGAGGTGTTCGCCTTGATGACGCTCGATGAACGCCTGAGCTGCGGCGCGGATGGTTTCTTGATAATCCCTTTCGACGGATACGTTGTTCATTGTTCGGTCCCTGTTTTTGCGCGGTACAGATCGATGGCTGCGAGCACCTCGGCATGTCGAGCCGCCATGTGCAGGTTGTGTGCGTTTAGGATGTGTTCGGCCTCCGCTGCGCTGATGCACCCGTCTGCAAGAGCCTTGGCTATCTCCTGGTCGACGCACCCGCGCTTTGCCGCCGCTTGAATCGAGAGGGCGTACATCTCAACGTTATCGAGCGATTCAGGGTCAGACACCGGGACAAATAGACCGCCATACATTGACGCCACGTAGTTGGGCAGATGCTGAGTGCCAGCGTCCTGCTCCAGCTGGAACAACTGGGCGTCATTGAGTGGTCTGCTGTTGTTGTTTTCGTATGCGTGGTTATCGAACTTCTTCAATGCCAAACCGATGCGAGCAGCTGCGCACTCGCGTCCACCTGGATAACTACAGATGATTGCGCTCACTACTTCGCGTCGCGTTTTTAGAACCGGACTTTTCATGTTCTGCTTTTCCCTGCTGATCCGCGCCATTATTGTGGAATCACGCCGTCTTTGATCCCCAGCAAAACGGCAGCTCTGTGAGCCTCCCCTCGACGGCACTGGCTCTGCCCACTCAGTACTGCATAGACGGTGCTGGGGTTCAGGTTGTGCTGATCTGCAAACCCTTTAGCGGTTTGGCCTCGACGTTCTAGTGCTTCACGCGCTTGTTGACGGGCTTGCTCGTTGATACAGGTGTTCGGCATAGTGCAATTCCATGCATTTTCATGTGGTGTGAAATGCAGAATGATGCACAAATGTGCATTTTTAAATGCCTTGGATGAAAAATATTGCACGTTTCCGTCGACATTGGTTCCCGTCTTGGCGAGGAAAGAAGAAGGCGTGGTCTAACTCAAGATCAGGTTGCCGAAGCCTTGGGCGTTTCTAAGCGGACCCAAGCTAACTACGAGGCCGGCAGCAGTGATGCTCCAGCCGCATATCTTTACCGAGCTGTAGAAAACCTTGGTTTTGACGTGAACTACATAATTCTTGGAGCGCGGAGCTCGAAGTCTAAGGAATCGTTAAACTCCGATGAGGATGCGTTGATTGAGCATTACCGCACGATCAGCGATGACGATCGTGCAGCAGTGAAACGTATCGTGCGCGCTATGGCTATTGACGCTGCCAGAGAGCCTTAAAGCTGCCCACTAGAGCGTTCGGAGTGTTGGTACAAAGCTTCGTAATGTGAGCTGTTCAATCAAAATTACGTCGAATCAGCCATGCGCTTATGGAGTAAAAAGCATGTTGAATCGCGTAGAAATGGTTGGCCCTCTGCCGACACAAGAACATCTAGATTGGAACGCCCTCAGTGAGTTTGAGCGTCATCTCGTCGGACATTACCGGATGCTTGATAATAAGGATCAGAAAAAACTGAGACGTTTTGCTGATCTCCTATTGGTCGTGCCCGAAGAGCCAACCCACAACGGATAGCGCGTTTGGTCGTCGTCCTGCAGGGCGGCGATCCACCCCCTATGCAACTGCCTGACGGCCCAGCTGCTCGAACAGTTCCTTCTGTTTGTCAGGCGCCAGATCACGTAGCCGGTCGAACAACATCACGTCCAGTTGCTGCCCAGATGGCCGAAGTGTGTGCGAGAAAGTAAGGTTGGCCACCCAAGTGTGGCCGCAACTGGCGTCCAGACACTGGCAGTAGAGTTTCACGTAAGCCCTGGTCACTTCCTCCCTCGAACTAATCCGTCCCTTGTGCCCGCATGTTGTGCAATAAATCCGCATGTCGTCCCTCCCCAGGGCCAGCCTATAGCCAGTATTTTGCCATATAAGTGGTGGCACTATGTGTGTCTTCGGTCAAATCAGGCCGTTACAGATATTTCCGGTATTGGTCTCCAGGCGAACCGCCTGTCCTCTCGCAATGTCGCGTTGGCTTGGTCAAACAACTGGCAGATCGGCCTGATCTCATTGCTGGTGTACACGCGATCGATCTTCTCGATGTCGCCAAATCCCCCGCTGTTCTCCGGGATGATCCCGGCCAGAGCAGGGTTCATGCGCCAGGCAGCAATCACATCGTTGCGAGTGATGTTCTTGACCTTCTCCAGCTCGTCCTTGGCCTGGAAATCACCGACCGGGATAATCTGAATCGCCTTCTCGGAACCGCCCGGAATGTTGACGAACATCGAGCGGAAGTTACCCACGCCCTTGCTGGCTGTGATCTGGGCACGCAGCTCGTCCTCGTCTTCCTCAGTCAGGTTCGGGTCGTTGGTGTAGAAGATGTAGCCCGCGTGCGCACCGTTGCTGTAGTAGCGCCGGCGGAACAGTGTGGCGGCCTCGTTGAGTAGCAGCGCCTGCAGGCCGCCCAGGTACTCCGGTACGCCATAAATGTTCTGCTCGACGTCGTAGTTGAGGACGTGCTCGATCTCGTGCGCTTCAAACTCGGTCTCACGCCCGTTCTGCTCCAACTGAGCGAACCCGCCGTCGACCTTCACGCGCATGTTGATGGCGGGCAGGTGCAGCAGCTCCAGGATCTGGCCGAACGCATTTGGCACCCGGTAGAAGTAGGCTTCGCCAAACACCATGAAGTCCAACGCAGCCCGACTCATATCGGCCACCGTCAGTCCGGCTGAAGGGATGAACTCACGCAGCAACAGGTTGCGTTTGAACCCTGGTATCGCGCCGTGGTGCGCGTTGGCCTTGAGCAGCCTTGCCAGGCCCCTGCGCGAAACCGGTGGCGTGTAGAGACGACCGTCGTCGCTGGGGAACACGCCCAGGTACTGCGCGATGTTGTCGGTCAGCACCGATTCCGGCGCGCCGAATGTGAACGCTCGCATGGGCCGTTGCGCCGGCTTTTCCTGCTGCAGGGTTTTGGGTTTTGCCATGGGAAGTTGATCCAGTGAGTGCGTAGCGACTGCGCCGCTTTTTGTCCGTGTTGAGGGGTTCGTATTGCAGGGCGTGCATGACCGCCCAGGCCACGTCCGCGTGGCCGGTAGCGTCTGTGCGCGAAGCGCTGTAGGTGACCTGGCCGCTGGCGGTCGTGCCGCGCTTGATCGTCAGGAAGGCCTGGGCGATATCGTTCCAGCCGGCGTCCCACTCGATGCGGCTGCCCTGGATGGTGTCCTGCGCCTTGAGCACCAACAGATTCTTGGTTTCCAGGCTGTAATGGATTGAGGTCGCACGCGGGTAGAAGTCGCGCACCAGGTCGAATACGCCGTAACCGATGCCGGTCGTATCGATACCGATGTGCTGGACGTTGAAGCGCTCGGTCAGCTTCTTGACCTGCTCGGCCTGGTACTTGAACGACTGGCCACGCCAGCTGTGCTTCTCCAGGATCCGGAACTTGCCGCCGTTCTCCAGCGGCGGTGCGATGACCACGCAGGTGGCGTCGTCGCGGGTCCGGCTCGGGTCATAACCGATCCAGACTGGACTGTTGCCGTACGGTCGCGGGTCGTCCGGATCGAAGTCGGCCCAAAGCGACAGGTCGGAATAGCAGCGCTCCAGATCTGCCAGGGAAAACGCGCTCTGGCTGCTGTCGATGAACTTGCACATGAACAGTTGCTGGAACTTGTCGTCGTCGTACTCCAGCTGCAGCTGCTCAAGGTCGAACAGATCGCAGCCGCCGGCGATCGCGTCCAGGATGGTGATCACCTTGCGCCATTGACCGTCCGGACACAGCGCGCCGGCTGAGATCTGCTTATCGCTCGGCCAGGGATCCTTGGCGGCCTTGCGCTTGCTGTTGCGGAATTTCTCGCCCTGCCAGAAAGGGTAGGCCTGGTGTGAGACGGCGCTGGGCGTTGAGAAGTAGGTTTTGCGCCACTTCTTATGGGTCGCCATGGCACTGGCCACAGTGTTCAGTTTCTCGAAGTCGCGGATCCAGAAATATTCGTCGACGTACACATGGCCATGGTGACCCTGTGCGGTGCTGCTGTTGGTGCTGAGAAAGCGCAGCTCGGCCCACGGCTTGCCGTCCTTGCTAAGCACGATCGGGTTGCCGGTCAGCTCCAGGCCGAACCAGGACTGGGCAAACGCGATGATGTAGCTGCGGAAAATCTCGGACTGTGCGCGGCTGGCCGACAGGAACACCTGGTTATCACCGGTCAGCACCGCATCCATGAAGGCTTCGCCGGCGAAGTAGTACGTCAGGCCCACCTGGCGGCTTTTGAGGATGTTCCGGATCCTGGCGGTCAGCGGGTTCTGTTTGGCCGCGAACAGCTCTTTCTGGTAGCCGTACATTTTGCTGATGAACTTGTCGAGAAAGTCGACTTCGGTCAGTTCGCTGACGTCGTTCTTGACCTTCTTTTCCCGCTTCTTGCCGTCGCGCTTGACGCGATCCCGACGTTCGCCGCGCTGCTCGTCACGTCGATGGCCATCGTCATTCTGTTCATCACGCGCCGGCGCGGGAGCTGGTTTTGCGCATTGCTTGGCCAGCCGCTCGCGAACCGTCGTCAACCGGTCCAGCTCGTCCAGATCGCTTTTGCTGAGGCTCTCTGTCTTTTCAAGCAGCAGCGTGATTCGCCGGCTGACTGCAGTCAGCGGCTCTTCATCCGTCAGCATGTCTTCCCAGCCACCCACGCGGATCCAGTGGTAGACGATCCGGATGTTGGGCAGGTTGAGTTGCGCCTGAATTTCCTTGGCCTTGTGACGGCGCAGAAACAGACGTTTGGCGGCTTCTTTGACTTCGGTTGAGTAGTACATGGGCCGCAGTCTATGCGGCGAAAACGCGGAAAACGTGCGGTTAAATTCCGCGTCTCTCCTAGAACTTGAATATAGGAGAAGCGCGAAAGTAAACCGTTTGTTGGAAGGGTTGCGGCTCCCTATCTTGGGGCCTCAACCAACCGATGAGCGCAGTTCCTCCCATGCCCCGTTCCCTTGTCAGCTTCTGGAAACGCGTCGCCACCAGCGGTCCTACCGTCGATGGTCGCGTCATTACGCCCCAGGAACTGCGCGACATCGCCGAGACGTACAGCACCGCCACTTACACGGCCACCATCTGGGCTGAACATGAACGCTGGCCAGGCTCCTACGGCACCGTGTTCGCCGTGCGCCTGATCGAAGATGTCGAGGGCCTGGCCCCCGGCCAAGTCGCGCTGGAAGCGCAGTTGAAGCCCAACCAAAAGCTGCTGTGGCTTAACGACCAGGGCGAAAAGCTCTTCACCAGCATCGAGATCATGCCCGACTTTGCGGGCACCGGCAGGGCCTACCTGACCGGGCTGGCCGTCACTGACGAGCCGGCGAGCCTGGGCACCCAAGAACTCTATTTCTCCCGCAAGACAGGCAAGCCCGTGCACTACGCGGCAGCCGTCCCGTTCGGGACGATCGGTGAAGAGGAACCGCAGGGCGAGGTGGCCAAGCTGTTCAACCTGTTCACCGGCCTGTTCAAGCGCTTTGGCATTGAAGAGGTGCCAGAAGAACCCACCCCGCAAACCCCTATCGAGAGCAAACCCCCAATGGATGAAGCTACAGCCAAAGCGCTGCAGGCCTTGATCGAACAGCAACTGATCATTGCCGCCGGCATTCAGGCGCTGATCGACAGCTTCGCAGAAGCCCCACCAGCCCCTGACCAGGCTCCGATCGATGACGTGCAGGCAGCCGTCGACGGCATCGTGGCCACCGCCGAAGAAGAGAAGCAGTTGAGCCGCAAGGCCTCCAGCAACGCTGCCGTTATTGCCGGCCTCGCCAAACTTGAGGCGCGATTCTCCGCACTGGTGGACAAGCCAGAAGGTCGCCATCTGTCGCGCACTACCGGTGCGAATGACCCAAAACCGAAGCGGGTGCTCTGACATGGCCCAGTCACTGAGCGCTTACGGCGCGAAAATGTTCGCGGCCCTGCAGGTTTCCCTGGCTGAGTCCTACGGCGTCGAGCTGGCCAGCAAGACGTTCAGCGTCGAGCCTTCGATTGCCCAGGAACTCAACGAGGCGATCACCCACAAGTCCGATTTCCTGCAGCGCATCAACGTCATCGGCGTGACCGAGATCAAGGGTCAGAAAGTGTTCCTCGGCGTGTCAGGTCCTGTGACCGGTCGCACCAACACCAAGACCACCGATCGCGAAGCCAAGGACGCCTCGGCGCTGGATGACAGCCAGTATGAGCTGTATTCCACCGAGTCTGACGTCAGCCTGCCTTACGCGAAGATCGACGCCTGGGCCAAGTTCCCGGACTTCCAGCAGCGCTATTCCGCCGCTGTGCAGAAGCAGATCGCCCTGGACCGTTTGATGATCGGCTTCCACGGTCTTAAAGCGGCTCCACAGACCAACCTCATCGAATTCCCAATGCTGCAGGACGTGAACAAGGGCTGGCTGCAGATCGCTCGTGAGCAGATCCCGGAGCAGGTCCTGAGTCAGGGCCTGGCAGCTGGCAAGATCACGCTGGGTGAAGGTGGCGACTATGCCAACCTGGACGCCCTGGTGCATGACACCAAGCAGATGGTCGACGAACGTGTCCGTGATGGCGGCGATCTGATCGCACTCATCGGTAGCGACCTGCTGGCCGCTGATAAGGCGAAGCTGTACGCCAAGCAAGGTGACGTGCCGACCGAGAAAGAACGCATCGAGGACGCTCAGGTCATCGCAACCTATGGCGGCCTGCCAAGCTTCAGCGTGCCGTTCTTCCCGGTCAACGCCGTGGTGGTCACCAGCTTCGACAACCTGTCGATCTACTTCCAGGACTCCAGCTGGCGCAAGCAGACCGTTGATAACCCGAAGCGCTCCCGCGTCGAGGATTACAACAGCCGCAACGAAGGCTATGTGATCGAGCAGCTGGAAAAATTCGCCATGGCTGAAAACGTCGAACTGGTGAAAGCGTGAGCCTGGCACTGGCGCACAAGCGCCGCGTGATCGCCGATGGCCCTGCGGCCTTGAGCGCCGGTGCCCCGATGGCTTATTCGGCTGACACCGCGCTGTCCAGCCCCGCCAATGCCCGCAAGCACTTGAAGTTGATGGAGGACGCCCTGGCGGGCGATCTGGAGCGCATCAGCGCAATCAACAGCCGCGAACAACGGCAGACACTCAAGCGCGAGGAGCTGCTGCCCAAGTACCTGGAGTACGTACAGCGGTACCGCGATTCGGAATTGAATTTCCAGAACTCGGTGCTGGCGTATGTCCTGATCTGGCTGTTCGACACCGAGCAGTTCACCCAAGGCCTGGAGCTGGCTGACTTCGCCATGTCCCAGGGCCAGGCGCTGCCTGAGCGTTTCAACCGCGACATTCCGACGTTCGTTGCTGACGAGGTGATCGACTGGGCCGAGGCCGAATTCAAGGCCAGGCGCAGCCCGGAGCCCTACGTTTCCAACCTGTTGCCCCGCGTGGATGGGGAATGGCAGCTCTTCGAGCGCATTCCGGCTCGCTACCACAAGTTGCTGGGATTGATTGCGCTGAACCGCCAGGACTGGCCAGTCGCAATTGCTCACTTCGAACGGGCAGAAGCGCTTTACGAAAGCATCGGCGTAGGGACGCGCCTGAATGACTGCCGCAGGGCACTGGCCAAGGTCCAGGCCAAAGAGAACGCCGGCAACGGCACCGAATAACCGACTACCCCCCCGGCGAGAAACTGTGGATGTGAGCCAACCATTTATGGCCCTGACCCACTGAAACAGTTTTCCCGCCCCTAATACAAGAAGCCCCGCTTCGGCGGGGCTTTTGAGAGGTTTCTGATGTTTAACGGGTTACTGCGAGAGCTTGTCCATCGCCACCTTCCCCTCGGGAAAGGTCACGGTGGTCTCCAGATTACTGCCGCCAAGAATCTGGATACAACCTCTCAACGTCTCTACGTACCGGTCAGAAATCTTCAGCGCCTCTGCAACTGCTTCAGGCGGAAGATCCTGGGTTTCCAGACACATCAGGGCCAGCGAGTGGGCCTGTCTGAGCTTCCTTTCCGTCAGGGTCTGTTTTCGCTTCATAGCCATCTCGCGGGTTCTAAGTCGTTCCTTCAAGCAAATGATTTTTCTATCAACATCGTCCATTTCCCGTGTTCCTCCATTAGTGACAG